TGATGTTCCCGGTCCTAATGGTTTTGGAGGGGCGGGTGGCGGTGGTTCTAGCGCCGCAGCTTCTAACACAACCACTAATAATTCTACTGCTGGAGGTGCAGGAACATCTTCTTCTATTTCAGGGACAGCAGTAAATTATGCCGGCGGCGGAGGTGGCGGAGCAAGAACAGGAGATCCTGCATCTGCTGGTGGAACAGGCGGTGGGGGATCTGGTGGAGTTAACGGAGGTGCATCTGCTGCGACTGGAACGGCTAATACCGGCGGAGGCGGAGGCGGAGGCGGAGCTGGTGTTGCTGGCGGCACAGGCGGCTCCGGCATTGTCATTCTTCGTTACACCATAACCCCATCTACATCAGCAAACATTGTGACGTTTACGGGCAGCGGTATTTGGATCTGCCCACCGGGAATTGTTTCGGTTGATTACCTTGTTGTTGGCGGTGGGGGTGGTGGTAATCATGGTAATGAGGGTGCGGGAGGCGGAGGTGGTGCTGGTGGGTTTAGAACCGGAACTTCTTTAGCTGTTACGGCTGGCACTTCGTACACTGTAGTAGTCGGAGCCGGTGCTAGTGGAACTGTCCATCCTTCTTATACGGTTAACCAAGGTAGTTCGTCCTCTTTTAGTTCAATAACCAGTGCTGGTGGCGGCGGCGGCGGGGCAAATACAGCAGGTGGCTCAGGTGGTAGTGGAGGCGGCGGATCAAGTGCAAATACGGGATCTAGTGCCAATAGAGACGGTGGCCCCGGCAATACTCCATCCACATCCCCAAGCCAAGGTAGTAATGGAGGTTCTGGCCCAACGCCATACAGTATTGTCTCTAGTTATTCGGCTGGAGGCGGCGGTGGAGCTAGTGCGGTAGGGGGTACAGGTGTTTCTGGAACTAGCGGTGGCGCAGGTGGCGCTGGAACTGCATCAGCAATTTCCGGTTCATCGGTAACTTACGCTGGCGGTGGCGGTGGAGGTACAGGATATAGCCCCGGTGGTTCGTCTAAACCAGCCGGAGCTGGCGGCGCTGGTGGTGGCGGCGGTGGTTCATCTGGAAGCGCCACTGGAACTGCTGGTACTGCTAATACTGGTGGCGGCGGCGGTGGTGGTGGGTATGCTAACGGGCCTTTTGGCAACGGTGGTAACGGCGGCTCCGGTATTGTTATTCTAGTTGCAAAAATGGCGTAAAAAATGACAAAAACATACAGACTCCACGGTGTAGATACAGCAATGGCACTGCTACGTCCCGGTGCCAAGTGGGAGATCAGCAACTCTCATTTCACACGCTGGGATGATCCAAGACCTTGCCCGACATGGCAGGAAGTGCAAGACACGATGGAAAAGATCAAAGCCTTTGAGGATTCCATCAATACAATCTACACCGAAGAACAGATCAAAGAACACAACGCATGGACAGACATGATCAACAAGGCGGCGGCATGAACTTGCACGGCTTATTTGCCCAGGCTGTAGGGTTTTTTGACCTCGGTAGAGAACTGTCTGATGAGGAGAAGTTCTTCCTCATGGAATTAGAACAGCGTCCCAACACGGGCAACCGCACAAGCACCAACAACTTTGTCCTGCGCGATAAGCTGATGACGAGTCTGCGCGGCTGGATGGAAGACTGTGTTGCTGAGTATTTCAAAGCCACAACCAATCCTAAGCACGATGTCACGTTAAGACTCACACAGTCTTGGGTGAACTACAGTGAACAGGGGCAGTATCACCACAAACACGCGCATCCTAATTCATTTGTGTCTGGTGTGTTTTATATCCAGACCAACCCCAACGACAAGATCTTTTTCTACCGTGATGGCTACAGCCAGATCAAATTCCCTCCCGCCGAGTGGAATAGCTGGAACAGTGAGTCATGGTGGTTTGAAGCACTAACTGGACGGCTGATTCTTTTTCCATCAAGTCTGACACACATGGTGCCGACGGTGGAAGGTGAAGACGTTCGTGTGAGCTTGTCATTTAATACCTTCCCTGCGGGAACCGTTGGCGAAGAGATGGATTTAACCGGACTGAAACTGGAGGTTTAGCATGGCCCACTATGCCCAGCTTGATGCAAACAACGTAGTGACCCAAGTGGTGGTCATTGATAACAAAGATACCGCAGATGCTTTTGGTGTGGAGAAAGAACACATCGGCGCAGCGTTTTGCGAACGACTCTTCGGCGGCACATGGAAGCAGACAAGCTATAACGGCAATCTCAGGAAAAATTACGCCGGGATTGGTCATACCTACAGGTCAGACATTGATGCCTTCGTAGCGCCAAAGCCTTTTGCCAGTTGGATTCTGAATGCCGACGCGCAGTGGGAAGCACCGGTGGCTATGCCGACCGATGGTCAGATGTATAGCTGGGATGAAGCAACGACCTCATGGAAAGTAAATGAACCAGCTCAAGCTTGAACTCACTGTTGATGAAGTCAATGTTGTGCTAGATGCGCTGGGGAATCTTCCTTTAAAGCAGGTCGCTGCTTTGTTTGAGAAGATCAAGTCACAGGCTATGGCACAGCTTGAGGAACAGAAGGTTGAGTCCTGACCGTGGATGATAAGACCCACGAACTAGCGGTTCTCAAAGCGCAAGCCAGAATCAAGCTTGAGGAGTTAAAAGCCCAAGATTCTGCCAAAGAGGTTGCTGGTAAAGCGATTGGTGAAGATGGACTGCTTTATATCTTTCTCATCGTACTTGTGGGTGTCGGCGCGTCCCTCTTTTTAGAGGGTGAAAAAATTGCTGCTGTGATGGGGCTGCTTGGCGCTTCACTTACTGCACTTATTCAAATGCTTAATGGAATTGCGGGTACCGCTGCGAAACAAGAAAAGCCCGAGTTTGAAGTCATCAAGGATCTTATCCACCGTCTTGACAAGCTGGACCGCGCCGAACCTCCCATGCAAGTTGATGTTGAAGGTAGCAAGGTAACGGTTAAGAAGGGCATGGATCAAATCACCGCAAGGGGGTAATCATGTTTGAGCTACTTGGTGGCGGCTTGATGGGATCTATCTTCGGCGGCCTGTTCAGGCTTGCCCCTGAAGTCTTGAAGTTCTTAGACAAAAAGAACGAACGCCAGCATGAACTGAGTATGTTCCAGCTACAGACCGATCTTGAGAAAATGCGCGGAGAATTCCGCATGGAGGAGAAGTTCGTTGACTACTCTATCCAGCAGATGGACACAATTAAAGAAGCATTTAAAGAGCAAGCCGCTACAGCAAAAGAGGCTGGCTGGTTCGCTAGCTTTGTCACTGCTATTACCCGCCCCGGTCTTACTTGGATTGCATTTGGCGTATATGTGGCTGTCAAAGCTGCTGGCCTAACGATTGCTTTCCAGACTAACGCGCACTGGGCTGAGGTGCTAACCAAGAGCTATGACGAAGATGATTTTGCGATGCTTAACATGATGCTCACTTTTTGGTTTGTTGGTCGCAGCATAGAGAAGTACAACAAATCGTGAATGAAGCTAAGAGGCTTTGCAAGGATGTATTGATCAAACCCTTTGAAGGGTTAGCAAAGCGTTTGCCTGATGGAAGAGTAACGGCTTATCCTGACCCCGGAACCAGAGGACATCCTTGGACAATCGGTTGGGGTGCCACTGGCCCTGAGATTAATCCCGGCACGATCTGGACGATGGAGCAGTGCGAAGATGCGCTGGATCACCACGTTGAATACTTTGTGCGTGGCTTGTTTAAACTTTCTCCAAAGATTCAGACTGCTTTGCCAAGACGCATTGCCGCTGTGACTAGCTGGGTCTACAATTGTGGCTTAGGAAACTACCGAGTTTCCACGTTTAAACGCCGTATAGACGCGGGGGATTGGGATGGCGCAGCAGACCAATGTATGTTGTGGAATAAAGCTGCCGGAAGAGTCCTACCGGGACTTACCCGCCGACGAGCCGCTGAAGCTGCACTGATGAGGTGACTAAATGAGTCCTTTGCGCTTGTCCCAATACGCTTTCTTGGCCGCAGCTAGCTTGGCTCGGTATTCAGGCGTATCAAAAGCAGCGCGTTTAGCCGCATACTCAGGTGAAGCCATCGTTGCTTTAAGGCGTTCTTTGCGCTGTGCAAGGGCTACTGGGTCGGACATTTTTTCTCGGCGCTTACCTTGTGCAGCTCGGATTCCTGCTATTCGTTTAGCATCAAACTCAGGATCTTTGCCGTTACGTTCAGCCCAGTTTTTCATACCTGGGTTAGCTAGTAAGTTTTCACGCAAAACTTTCTTGGTGGATTCGAGCAAGTTTCTTGTCACTCCAATAGTGGATTGCTTTATTTTTAAACGATGGTCTTCGGTCTTCCATAGATCAACAAGTTTTTGTTTGGTTTCTTCGCTAGACCTATGAAACTCTCCCCCAGAAGAAATGTTAGTAAGAGTGCCTCCATCACGGATGCGCTTAAATTTTGCTATGAACATTTGCTCCATAGACTTAGCATCTTCTTCGGTGGCCGCACTATGTATCTCAACAATTACAGCATCGGCTCCGATTTCAGCAAGTTTTTGCAAACAGGCTTTATTGCGATGGCGTTTTGCTTTGGGATTTGTTCGGCCAAGAGTGCTGCCCATCCCGACGTAAAAAGGGGTGCCGCTTGGGTCTTTCCAGATGTATACGTACATGGTGTTCTCCGTGTTAAAGTAGGAGAATTATAGCATGCCCGTAACAAAAGTAATAGTAAAAAGCGGCGTGAACAAAGAAAACACCCGCTATACAAATGAGAACGGCTGGTATGTCTCTGAGAAGGTTCGTTTCCGTCAAGGTACACCTGAAAAGATTGGCGGCTGGCTACGTATCTCACAAGCTACATTCCTTGGTATCTGCCGGTCTCTATGGAATTGGGTAACGCTTTCCAATTCTAACCTGCTTGGCGTAGGTACAAACCTCAAGTATTACATTGAGCAGGGCGGTGCTTATTCAGACATTACCCCCATACGTTTAACGCAATCCGTTACGTTTGCTGCGGTTACCACGGCGCCATATTCCTCTACGATAACGGTTACATCGGCTAGCCATGGCGCGATTACTGGAGATTTTGTCACTTTCTCTGGTGCGGTTAGTTTGGGTGGCAACATTACCGCGGCGGTTCTTAATCAGCAGTATCAAATAGATTCTGTACCTACATTAAATACCTTT